TTGTCCAGGATCCAGTGGCTGGTCCTGAGTCTGCTTGAAAGTTAGTAGTCCCAAGCCTTGCGACCTTGAATGTCAAGGTCATTGAGTTCTTTTGACTTCCTGAAACCGTCAGAGGCGCTATTTTGGCGTTTCTCGTAGCGGTCAATGTGCTAGAGGTTGAGCCTGTTCTTGCAATGCTAAAACTCAAAGCTGGAGCAAAGTACTCAAGCACAGTCACAGACACCTCTTTAGCATCTGACCATCTACCACGGCTATCAGATACACTCGCTCTGATTTTGATTGTGCCATGATAGTTCATAATGCCCAGACTACCACCGTTTGAGCTGGTAGACTGGTTTTTGCCGATTATTTCAGCATAGTATCCAGTTATGGATGATCCGTAGGAGCCGACCGCACCATTAAACGCTACTTTGATGTTAGAGATTACCTGAATGAACGTGTTCCCGTTTGGGATAAGGTTCTGAGCAGCACCATTCAAGTCTGACAGTGTAACCCCTGAAAAGGTCGGCTTGACATTTGCTGGTACGCTTGCCGTCAAGGTTGTTGACTGCGTTCCTGTCTTAGTAGAACCTGAATAGGTATCTACATAGACAGTCCCTGTCCCACTAGATGAGTTGGGAATGTCGTTTGCAAAGTCAAGAGGGATCGTCCAGCTAGTCGATGTGTCTACATTCGTTGCAATCGTCCCTGACTTACCAGCCCAAGCATAGCGCACTGTATGCTTAAAACTTGAGCTTTGACGGTTGATATTGATAGTAACCGCACTGCCAATGACTCCAGCGCTCACGCTTACAGAGCTAGAACGTGGGATAGTCGTCAGACTGAGGCTTGCTGATACTGTAATAGTCCCATGCAGCCCGTTATTGGGGTTGAACGCACAAGAGATAGGGAGCGTTTTAGTCCCGTCTGCGTTGTGGCTGATTGTACTTGAACCGCTAGCCAGCGTGTACTCCTCGCCTGATGTCTCCCAGGTCGGATAGCTGTAATGCACATTACTGCCGTCTAAATTGAGAGACAACGTACTGTCTCCTTGATGGTTATGAGTATAGTAGGCGCCTGTACGGCTAACTGTCATCCGCCAGTTGACGGTTGAGGTGTTATCCGTGATACTCTGAGAGCCCTGCTCTACATAGACATTGAGATACAAGCTCCCACTTGAACTACTAAATTTAGCCATTTTACTCCTTTCTATCCTACATACCTTATAACGTTCATGTCAGGATTGATATGGTACTGTTCTTCTCTAAAACGTCCTATCTGGATAGTCTTAGAGAAAATACCATTTTCAATGTGGATGACCCCTTGACTGATATACATAACCTCTACACCAGCGCTAAACATTGAAATTCGTCCGTTAGGGTTGAACATCATGCTAGAGCTACCGTCATTCTTACCAATTACAAGGCCCTCATTACTAGAGCTCATGTAAGTATCAATGAAATTCCAGCGGTCAGATAATTCTCCAAGATCCTTAGCAATGTTAGAAACACGCTGACTAGCTGAAATCAAATCTTTCTCAGCTTGCGCCCTTGCTGTCTCGTTTGATTTGACAAAATCCTGATAAGCCTTTATCCATGTATCAAGCGTAGCAGCGCTAGCTTTAGCCTCTAACTCAGCCTGAATAATTCCAGCTTTCTCATTCAAAGCGTTCAGCTGCTCCTGAGTCAGTCCTTGGTCAGCTTTGGAGTCAATATCCGCTTGCACATCTTCGGGGGCTTCTGAAAAGTCTGTAGAGACTGTCCCTACCTCAACTTTTGGAAAAGCAATCCAGACAGTTGCAGCAGTGAAGATATGTAAAATCAGCTCATTAGTTGCATTGGAGTTTTCTTTTTTTGTCAACTCAATATCATAAAATTTCCAGTCAGTAGTCAACGAGACACCTTGAACAGTGTTTCTGTATCCTGCTCTAGCTTGAAAATTCGTATTATTGACAGTGGATTTCGCCCAAAAACTGAAACGAACAGATTTGTTTTTCATCTCGTCAACGGTGCCTAAACGTGTATCGCCACCAGTTCTAAATGTAACTTTTTGATTAGTCGCCGTCCCACTAAACGTAGATACAATTTTCAAAGTATTAGCTCCTCTGAATTTGCTATTAGTATCTATGCTCAATGTGAGCTGTCCTTGTGTTTGCTCCTGACTATCATCTAAAAAGTAAGTTGAGTATCGCTCTCTTAGACTACGTTTGAATAGTGAATTAAGAAAGAGATTTCTTCCACCGACCTCAACTTTAGCCCAACGATCAGCCCATTTGTACTTCGTTTTATCTGCGCTATCAGGTTTCTCATAATCTGAATAATGACCAAAATAACGCTGCCCGTTATCTGTCATTGTTAAACCAGAACCATCCGCATTGTCAGAATAAGCAAAGTGAACATAAGGCGTTCTTCCATCTGCTCCTGGTTTACCTGGTAGCCCATCAGCGCCATCTCGTCCACGCCATCTCGTCCAGCGATAGTCAGCAGGGTTGACGCTGTCAGTTGAGTTGAAATCAAAGTACACCCCAATATATGCCTTGTCAGCGTTAGTCTGGCTAAATCCACTACCTGAGATAGTATCAGCGTAGGCAATGTGAGTGTACTGTGTACGTCCGTCAGCACCTTTTACTCCAGGGATACCTTGGTCACCTTTCGGGCCTTGCAAACCTTGGAGTCCTTGGAGTCCACGTTCTCCACGATCTCCCTTTTCGCCTTTTTCTCCTCTGTCACCTTTCGGACCTGTATCCCCTTTTTGACCTTGCAGGCCATCAGACGTATTGATGAGAGTCAACTGCTCAGAGACTACCTCTTTGTTATCAATCCACGCTGAAACGATTAAAACCATTTTTTGGTCAATGTCAGAGGCTCGGACAATGTAGCTAGGACTTGTGGCTTTGATTACACCATCAACAACCCAACGCCATCCAGCATTGATGACCTTGTTACCTCTCATGAGGGTGGGGGTCACAATCGTCTGACCTTGACCGTTTTTAAAGGCTATACCATTATCCGTAGCTAGCTTGATAGTGTAGGACTTAGCGTCCTCTATCATTCGGTCTAGCTGTTGCTGGATGCCTTGAGAGAGCCTATTCTCAAGCGCCTTAGCATTTGAAAAAGTCGTTTTATTGTTTCTAGGATTGGTAAAGCTGATGACTTGCTCAGATACCCTCATCTCAAGCAAGAGAGTAGGGCTAAAGCCGTCATCATAGACTTTTACTGTGTCTCCTATTTCAAGATCCGCAAAGCCCTCAGCCTCATAAGTGACTGCTGGGTAACAGTTCTTTTTGAGTTCACGGTAGGCTGTTGAGCGGATGACCTCAGGATTTGAACTCTCTACAGTCATGTCCTTACGAGTCCACTGGTCACGGTCGCCTGTTGAGTGTGTGAAAGTAGACGGATACATCTGCATAGAGAGGGGGGCATACAATGCAGCCCCTGACTGGTAGAACTCACGTTCTCCCTTTGCATTGTTGACAGACCAAGGGCCAAGCCCTCTAATATCAACTACGTTGCCTTTGTCATCCTTACCCGTGGGGACTACGGTGTTATAGATCCCAGTTTTGTCAATAGTCCTAGTGATTGTCTTGAGATTTTTACCATACCTCAAGATTTTTGGGCTAATTTGACCGACTCCCTGGTGGCTATCGTCGTGCTCATGATAGACATTGACTGTAAATGACTTGATAGAGCTGTCAGCGTTGAGACGTGTGTCAAACTCAATTTCTGCGCCAAATTTCTTAGCCAGACTAAGTAGCCTGTTGAGCTTGGTGTCTGAACCCTCCCACTCAGCAGAGATTTTCTTATTAGCAACTTCATTGATACCGATTTTTAAGAAAGTATAGTTGAGCAAGTCCATTTCCTCACAAAATTCCTTAAAGCTCATGGCTTTAGGGGACTTGTAAGGGATAGAGTACTCATTGATCAACTCAAGGTTTAGGTTGATACTGTAACACTTGATAACTTTCTCATTTTCCTCAATTTTTCGGATAGTATGCAGGTAGGTTCTACCCTTATATTTGAACGAGACAAAGGCTTTCTCATTGAGGAAGTTATAGGCCCTCTTTTTGCCTACATCTGAAATAATAGCCTTTTTAAAGACTGTAAAATCAAAGGTACTAGAGCCAGTTTCCAGGTATCTTGTCCAGGTATCGTTGAAATAGTTCAATGTATCCTTTTTGTCATTGTCCACAAAGGCTACTTTTCTCAAATTTGAGTCATGTATTGTCAATAACATTGCTATAGATACCTTTCTTTAAATTCCACTTTGACAGTGGGCTTGGTCTTGACCCAACTTGAGCAATAGACCTCAAGCTGACTGTTTCCAGGTGGGATAGTCAAGAAACTTGAGCCATCCACAACATCTACAATCTTCTCAAGGCCGTCCACTGTAACGGTGTCATTCTCGCTGTTTAGCACAACGTTTGAACCGATTGGGTAGCGGTTCGGCACATCACCGATTGCTGGGACAAAGTCCTTACGGTACAGTAGTTCGTCTATGTACATGTTAGACACCATAGGCTTATCATGGTAGGCCCCAAGCATGACATGGATCTTAGCGGACTTCCTGCTTTTTATTTCAGGAATGATAAAACCGTAAACAGAACCTTGATAATAGACATGAACCCTGTCGTCGTTGCGCTTTATTTCAAACTGTCCTCTTGAGGATGTGAATGGGTTTAGTTTGCTATCTGATATACCTGTAAAATTCAAGCATTTAAGAAAGTAATAGCTATTTTTGCCATCAGATCCAAATACATTAAACTCACAGTCTTGTCCTTTTGTCCGTTTGAATGTTTCAATGCCATACAAAAACTGACCATTTGTGTCTGATACTGTAATCTTGATAAAACCATATTGATTAGCTGCATTAGATACGAATATCTGTCTACCTATGATGTAGTCATCAAGAGAGCCGATAGCTCCAGAACTATCTGTAGGTATGTCCCATGAAAGAGATGTAGCATAGTTCCCATATTTTCCAGATGTAGTTTGATCTCTGAGTCCAATGTGTTTCTTATCCCACAATGTCGTTAGCTTGGCCGTCCCTACCACGTTCTCGCTATTATCGTTAGTCACAGCCTTATTTTTAGCAGCTCTTGCAAAACCGTCTGAAATCCTATCACCTCTAAAATCAATCAAGACCTCAGAGCGCTTGACTATGCCTATATCAGCCTCTTCACGATCACCAACTTCAAGAGCTCCGCTAGCATTGACTATCCCAATATAGCCATTCTCGGCGTTGTTTTTGACTGTGATAACAGGAAAAGCTGGGACGTTGCCATTATTGACCAAATTAAAAACAACCTTGTCAGGTTGCTCTTGTCCGTTATCAAAACGCTTATAGGTTGATCCGTGAGCTACTCCGTCAGGAATAATCAGGTCAAAACTGCCCTTTTGGAACCACCTAGTAATATTTTCTATGTCTACAGAGCCAGATACTAGACCCATGTAATACTTGTCAGGCTCGTCTGAAATGACGATTTTGACAGCCTCTGAGGTGTTAAAAATACCAGCCAGTTTGTGCTTAGCCGTTTCAAGCGTCATGCCATTTCCATATTGCATAGCAAACTTGACTTTGATGGTTTTGGCGCCTGTTCGTACTTCTTGGAGATTGACTCCCAAGAGTGGAGCGTCATTTGTGACGACGTAGCGCTCATTTCCTACTGGACGGATGATGTCTATAATGTCAATAACCTCAGAGAGGTCAAATCCATTGATTATGATTGTGTCATTATTCATTAGATAATACCTCTCATCATGTTATCAATCATTAACTTATCATTTTGATAGTTAGTCATTGGGGCTCCGATTTTAGCAACCAGAGTACCGTCATCTAGTACCATATTAACAGGACGCTTGACAGCCTCCTCAGCCACTTCAAGAGCTCTGGTTAGGACTTTGTCAGCCTGGTCACGAATAACCTCGATTTGGCTTGTTTCTGCTCGTTCTGTGAGTGATTTGAGTCTAAACTGACTAGATACCGTATGTTTCCCCAAGCCTAACAAGTCCTCAGCTCCAAATTTGAACGCTGACATCTCTTTCTGAACGTATGCCAGACTATCAACCACATCAGAGCTATTCTGTTCAATCCCTACGGCAATACCTTGAGCAATGTATCTACCTACATTGTCTCTAAATAGTCGTGACGGACTGTGGATCTTAGCCTTGGCTTGCGCTGCTCTCTCAGCTTGAGCGACAAGCGCATTAGCTGCCGCTGTGACAGCTCCGAGTGCTGAGTACATACCTTCCGCCAATCCTTGGCCGATCATGTTCCCTGCGTAGCGCATTGAGCTTACCCCTGACATAGCTGTAGAGCGGATTGAGCTTAACATAGCTGACATTGCAGCTGTTGCTGATCCAATTCCTGAACGAATACCGTTAGTAATTCCGTTAGAAACCCCACGCCCTGCCTGTTGTCCAGCTTGCGTCATCTGAGTTGCTGATTGCATGACCACAGACACCATCTGTTGCATGCTCGAGCGCATTATTGCTACAGCTTGAGACATTGCTGACTGCACAACAGAATTGAGTAGGGCCATTGCTGATCCAGCTGCTGCTGAGATACTAGAAAAGGCTGAGGCAACCATAGGAGCGGATGTAGCTAACTGCATAATGGCAGTAGTCGCCATCATTGCTGAGGTGGTAATCAGTGTAAACTGACCTGGTATTGTACCCAATACACCAACCAAAGCCCCCACAACTCCACTGATTGCTGTAAATCCTGCTGATATAGCTAAGGCTCCAGCCTGTGCCATCATCATTGAACTTGACAAAGCAACTAACCCACTTTGTAGGATAGTAATGCTAGCCGTTGCCCCTGCGAGGCCTACAAAAGAGGTCATCACTGATGTTGCAAAAGTACTCATAGCTGTCCCAACCGTTGTCAATGTTTCAGGTAGTGTACTGAGGCTAGTGCTCAAAGATGTCAAAGCCGTAGGTAGTGACTGCATAGCTACACTTGCAAGTTGAGCAGATGTAGCAATCAACATCAGTCCAGTTCCTGCTTGTTGCAATCCAGGACCAGCCGTGGCTATTCCTGAGTTAGCAATAGCAGCAAGTCCAGTAGCCACTGCCACTAAAGTTCCTACCAAATCAGCAAGGTTAAGATCTACAAGGATTTTAATTCCCTCAGCCATGTATTTAACACCTAGACCAGCATTTTTAGCAGCATTCCCGATACTGTCGAAAATACCTGCAATCCCATCAAGGACATTACGGATAGCCGAGCCAAAAGACTCAACTACACTACCAGCACTCTTTAAAATGGAGCTGATTTGCTCGCCAAGAGTCTTAAATAGATTTGTGATACTCTCAATAATTGGGCTGATTTGACTGATCAGATTATTAAATGCCTCTACCAAGGACTGTAGCACTGGAGCGACTTCCTGGACCATTTCAGAAATAGCTGGCATGAATGGAGCTAGAGCCTCAACGATTTGTACAATCGCTCCAGAGACAATAGTTACAACTTGGACGAAAGCATTTGAAAGTATTTCAATAATAGGTGTCACAGCCGTTGCTATCTCAGCAATCCCTGAGCTGATAGCCGTTATAATCTCGCTAATAGCTGACCCTAATGCTGTAATCACAGGTGCTAACCCACTAAATGAGCTAATAATGGAGCTAATTGCTACTCCAGCAGCTAAAATGAGTGGCGATAACATAGCAAAAGCTGAGGCTACAGTAGGTAGCACAGGTGCTACGATTACTAAAGCCTGAGCCAAGCCTTGTAAAGCTAGGTTTAGGATAGTTCCAATAGCTGTACCTACACTAACAATAACATCACCTACAGCTTGTAAGATTGTTGCGATACCTTGGCCTTGTGTTCCCATCAAAGCAAACGCCGCCCCTAAAGCCAAAATAGGGACAGCTAGGGCTGCAATAGTTAAAGGATTGACCATGGATAATCCTTGTCCAATCCCACGAAAAGCAGCGCCGACGCCTTGACCAATACCTCTAGCAGCTGCGGCTACACTTTGCCCAAGACTACGGATGACAGATACAATTTGCGTCCCTATTGAGGTAACTGTTGATGTGGTGCCACTCAATGCCTCTGTAGCCTTACTCTTAAATAAGCCAAAAGGGTTGAATGTTTTTAAAAAATTAAAAGCCTTGAAAGCAACTAGAGCCCCACCAATTCCTGTGATTAAAGCTCTCCAGACATCAGCGCTAATTGACTTAGATAATTTAGAGATCCAGATGATAACTTGTGAAATGGCATTTACTACATGTCCCACAGCAGCTCCAACCACATCCCAAGGGATGAGATCTGAGAGCTTGTCAGTCAGGTCAAGCGCCGCCTCCGTGAGTTCCTTAAACGCTTGATAAGCATTCTTAATAGCCCCTGTATTCGAGAAAGCCTCAAGAGCGAACTGAACGCCAGCGGCTAACTCTTGTATAACCTTATTAACTAGGATGATGATATTTCCAATGCCCTCAGTGAAATTATCAAAGATATTGATGTGACTTGTCAGCTCTTTGAAAACTGACATAGCTGTCACTCCTATATCTCTGAGCGTGTCAGACATATACTCAAAGACTCCAATCTTGTTAAAGACTGCAAAAAACTCTGAGACAGTCTCTCCAGCCTTAGCAAAAGCGCCTGTCACGGTTGAAATAAAGCCATCGATGTCAATACTTTCTAAAAACGCCCCCAATTTTTCAGCAATGCTGTCAAAATTGATTTTTTCAAGAGCGTCAGATATTGCATTGACTGCCTTAATTCCAAACTTATTAAGTTTTTCAAAGGCTGGCATGAGTTTATTAGAGAGGCTTTCTTTTGCCCCATCTATAGCTTGGTCAACCGTTTTGAACTCCGTAGCCATTTTTTGAAAAGCGTCTGAGTTCCCTGCTCGGTTCATAGCGTCGAAAAAGTCCTCTGTCTTGACTTTTCCATCTTGAACGGCTTTTACAAGCTCAGCCGTAGACATTCCCATCTCTTTTGCGACGGCCGCCATACCAGCAGGAGCTTGCTCCATCATGATCTTAAAGTCCATCCAGGCTATTTTAGGCTTACTTGCCATCTGTGTTGCCTGAGTTGACAGTGATTTCATGGCTTGGGCTGGGTTTTCAGCAGAGGCTGCAAGTCCACCAAAAGCCTTAACTAGACTACCAACGTTTTTAGTCCCAACTGCGTCAAGTTGTGAGTAGGTACTAGCCATATCAGAGGCTGAGTAGATGGTCTTAGTCGCAAAGTCCTGCATTTCGTCCTTAGCTGCCTTGATTTCCTCGGCTGATCGTCCAAAGGCTTGGAGGTTTCCCTCAAATGTTTTCCAGGCTTTCTGTGAGCTGTTGAGCTCAGAGGCCATTTCACGGATACCGCTTGTAATAGTCCCAATTCCTGTAGTAAGGGCCGAACTAATCAGATTAGCTCCTAACACAGACTTAAAAACAGACCCTACTTTTGAGCCTGCGTTTTCAAGTCCACCAAATAGAGCTTTAAGCTTACTTACTCCTGATTGAGCATTAGAGCCATCCATATCAACCTTGATAGTAACTGAACCATCTGCCATTGTGTACCTCCTTTCTAAAATTAGTAGTCAAATTCATCAGGTAGAGCATACTCTTTTTTGAGTTTTTTCATGTTCTCCTTATACTGCTTACTGTCTCCCTTTTGGGGCTTGTAAGATCGTATTTTCAGCACCTCAGCAAATTTAGTGTCACTAGGCAGGCCATTGAGTAGAGCGTTGAACTTCTTCCAGTGTAGGCTGTTCTGAGCGTCTATGAGGTCAATGCCGTAGGCTTGGAGAAATGATGAGTAAATATACTCAGCGTCGTACTTCAAGCTAAAGAGACGATCTCCTCCCTCAGATTGGCTCCTGGAGCGTATCTTGCTTTTGATTGGGTTCCCTGCCAAATCTAGCACTGGTGCTGTGTCTTTAGCTGGAATAATTCTGATGTGTTCCTCAAAAATCATCTTAAAGATTGCTGTAGCCTGTTCAGGAGTTAAAGCCTGAGTAAAATCTACACCAGTCAAGATTTGAATAGCCAGGAAAGGCTTGTAAAGCTCGTCAATGTCATCATCATTGATCAGCTCCACCACTTTCAAGACCTTGTTAAAAGCGATATTCATTGGATACACATCATCACCAAGGACTAACTCATCTGTCAATTTCCTTGATAGGTCCAGCATGTCAGTCACCTAGATACTTTTTGAGAGCGTCTGTGTTGTTGCGTTTCTCCCATTCTGCAATGACCCCTGTGATAACCTCAAGCAAGTAAGCCATAGTGTCGACGGTTGAGCCATTAGAGAAATCATAGACCTTGTTATAAGCGTCTTGGTCAAACAACTCTGTCCATGACCCTTTTACCAAGTCTTGCAACGTTTCAAAAGCCTCACTGTCTTCTGTGTTGGCTAGTTTTTCACCATCCTTTTTGAGTTTTTTACCAACAGACTCCATTTTGTGGATATTTTTGTCATTGGCTACAAATTCAAGTTTGAACTCTCCGAAATCAACAGGGATGACATTGTCACGTTTCTTAATTACTACCATTTGTTTTCTCTCCTACTAATTTTTAAAATCAAAAATAAAAAGGGGAGCTTCACTCCCCTAGATCAAATCATCAACCAACTACGGCAGATTGTTTAGGTGCTGCGTTCCAGCTGATAGTGCACTCAAATGTCTCATACTCAGACGCATCTCCGCCTCCGATTTTGATACCTGAGACAGTAGCGACTCCGACATATTGAGTTTTGTCGTCAGCGTCTACCACTTTAAACCAGACATTACGCTCATCCCCAGTTTTAAAGCGCATAGCTGCGACAATGGCCTGAGCCTCGTCCTCTTTGATGTAGTCGCCCTCAAAGCTGTATCCGCTCTTAACAGACGTCACTACAGTTTTCTTGGTACCATCACCGTTGTAGTATGCAATGTCATCTGTCTCCTCGTCATTTTCAGACTCAGCAGTCTTCACTCCGTCCGCAAGCCATTTCCAGGCGTCATTACCTGGCTCAGTAGCTGGTGCTGTTGGTAACCATGGCGCAAGAAAGTGTTTGCGCTTGGCGTTTTTCATTTTTGGCATTTAGTTTCCTCCATTTGTTTCAAGTTTTGCCGTTACATCTAACATGTAAATATAAAAGCCTTGCTCATCACGGTCATTAAGGAACGGCTGTGATACTTCAAGGCCTCTGAATTGATATGAATTATTTTTGCTAGGTAGTTCCAGATTAAAATCAGCGAGAGCATGATTGATGGCCCACAGAATGGAGCTTGTCTTCTGGTGATCAGTCGTTTTGATTGCCACCTCAAAGACAAGGCTAATGTCCTGCTTGCCGTTCATGTACTCTTTTAAAA